AAGCCTTTTTACTTGCTTCTTAATTAACACTTAGTATAACAGAGTATCCATTTACTGTCAAACTCTGTTATGTTGTTTCTACACAACACATTAACTGGAAACCCCTGAGTACTTTCGTATCCCAGGGGTTTCATAAATCTTGTAGAGTTGTTACTTTAAGTGTAACTTTCTCTTTCTATGAAACCCCTGAACATTCTTTGTGCATCAATATTTGTGCCGCGAATACTAGGTGTTGCTGAATAATTCCCCTCAAAGGCCGCTAATACGGGGCAAGATGGTACTATCGACCATAGTCCTGTATGTTTCGGCAATTGACTGAGATTTTTCATCATAGTAGTTTATTTAGTCCTGGTTTAAAAAAACTGCAAATTAAGTTATCTTTTTTTGCAGTTCATGTATGAATTATATCAGCTTTTCTATTTTTAGTCAACCGCATGCTTGCCCTTTTTCTTGCAAGCTCTTTTGTACAGTATAACATATAATAATCCCATGAATTATATTTAAGTTAGGAAACACAGAGTAAATACAACATGAACAAAGAAATTCAGTTTACCTTTAATCTAAGTAATACTAGGAAGCATGAAATAGAAAATGCTTAACTATTTATTATTACCGGAAATTACCGAATTTGCAAAAATTTTAGACTATACAGATAACATAGTGTATACATCCATCTCTCCGGGTTTCAACGCATATCTCATTAAAGACTATGCAATTTTGCATCAAATTAGAAAAATATTTAAACCAATGTTAGGAGAAGAGTACAATAAACGAACAATAGTGTGGCTTCAAAAAATAGATAGCAGATTTAATGATTATATACACAGAGACCCAAGGATATATGGAATTTCATATATACTTAAAACCGGTGGGTCAGACGTAGTAACATCTTTATACGATGACAATCAACATATTAAATATTCAACTATAATAAAACCACATTGCTGGCATGTAATAAAGACAAGTAATTTGCATAGTGTTTCTAATATAAAAACTGAAAGAATATCACTTAGCATTTCAGTGGGCAACAATATAAATGAACATTTTTTAAAGATGTTGGAAAAAATACAAAATGAGTGACGTAAATAGACGATTAATATATCCCAAAATAGATGAATTAACCTTAAGTTGTATTTTAGAAAAATATAAAAATTCATAATTACAAAATAAAACCCAGTTGACCGTAACAGTAATCCATTAGACCATTCTGATTGGATCTTATATCAGTTTACAAACAAGAACCCGAATCACTTTAAAATTGCAGGAAAGTTCGTTAATGATGTCCTTACACAAATTCAAGTAGGATATAGAATAGAAATATCTTGGGAAAAGAAGAAAATATATTACCTTTTTGGAGTTGTACTATGATGATCAATGAAGATTTCCAGCTGACGAATTTAAACAATTAAATAAACGTATGAACAAATAGTTTGAGGACGAGGGATGTAATACATTCTACGGTGTACGGAAAGCATAACCAACACTATTGTCTATGAAAAAATCTGATATTTTTACGAAAGATAAATATTATAGATAGCTATTCTAGATATAATATTGTTCTTGAACCAACAAGAATTAGATAACTATAGAAAGCATTTTACAGGTCTAACTGCTGGTCTGCCAAAGTAAATATTGTGACCAATTATGTTTTTCAGCTAGATTATTTTAATAGAGACAAATAAGGAGAATTATATGGTAAAATACTTAGTGGTAACAAAATGGAATACGACAATTAGCACTAGTCCCGGATATATTAATTATATAGAACTAGAAAATATCCTGTTTTTAATACAAAATAATGTGCCATTAAATTCAGTACTACCTGTGCATAATATTGCACCAGAACATTTTGATAAAGATATTTATGAAAAGTATTATACGTATATCATGGATCTCCCTCGGATGAAGCCTGAGTTATACGACACTACGCCGACGGATTCTAATGGAATCTCATTTGCATTAGGTGTCTTTGCCGAAGAGTTTGCCAATCCAATTGGATCGTCAGATGATCCAAGAGATCACTTCATTAGACAACAATTTTTAGATTTACTAGGACTAGCTGCTGACCGAGTGGCTGGATTATATGACATATCAGAATATACAGGCTCCTCCAAAGATATAGAAAATATATACAATGTACTTAAATTGAATAATTAAATGTCAAAAGAAATTCTATTGACCAGTAATCTCTCTCTAGATTTTACCATACGGAATGTTAATATATACATAGATGCATGTAAAGAGTTTGGGTATACTACAAGAATTTTACATTCTTTCAATATGCACCGAGAACAAGATAACCCATACGGTGCTATAAATTTGGCCGGATATCCAAACGAAACGCATCTGCGTTTTTTTAGAAAATTAGAAATACAGGGCGTAAAGGGTGTAAACTCTGTGTATAATGCAATGATAGCGGATGATAAAGCATTATTTAATTTAGAAATGATGAAATTAAATATGCCTGTACCTAAAACAGTAGATTTGCATATTTCGTATCATGACCGGACCATTCCCGATTATATTGAGAGAGAAGTCGGATTTCCATGTGTCATTAAATTTACTAGGCTAGGATACGGGATAGGAATTCATCTTGCCAAAACCAAGGAAGAGTTTGAAGGAATATTTGATTTAGTGTCGCTATGCTCATCTAGGTCCGCAAATTACATTTCTAATACTAATTTGATTGCTCAGGAATACATACCTGAAACTAACGGCGGACAACTTAAAGTATTTGTTCTCAATAAAGAAGTTATAGGTAGTTGGTATCAACAACAGAAAAACGGTTGGAAAATTGGTAAGAAAGGGGACGGAAACAATGTTGCATTGAGGGCCGCTGAAAATAGATTTGAACTTACTAAGATAGAGCCTATGTTAGAGCAAAATTGCATAAAAATATTCAATGCGCTTGGTATAAATTTTGGTTGTATAGATGTTTTTTTTGGAAAAGATGGTTATCTATTTAATGAAATAAACACTTCGCCGGGATTTGCTAGATGCTACCTCGATAACATCAAGATCGCACATTTAGTAGTAGGATGGCTTATTTCAAAATAAACCATCCTATATTACCTTCTAAAACTCCTCTAGTTACTGATGCCTGCTCAGGCAATCATAGTTATCTCTTGGGTAAAAATAATTTTTCCAAAAGATATCCCAATATATCGTATTTATGAAATCTGGCTCGGCCAGGACGATTATGATGGTTTTTATGCCATGCTTCACCACCAATGAATAAGTTAACCCACGGTTTGTTACTAGGAACATCATTGTTCCAGTCATGCGTCCAGGTATTAATGAACCCTTCAAAATGAAAAGTTAAAGCAATGGGTGCCCAAAAAATAGCAAGAGCTAAATTAAATGGCAACACAAACAATGAAGTTAGTATAATTGGTAAGTAAATCCAGTAATAATACTTATGCCAAACAACATGGTGTGTTTTAAGCAAATTAGCTGCATGTCGCGGGTCTACCTTACTAAAAGAGTATCCAAATAATTGGACATACCAAGATCCCATAATTTTTGTACTATGTGGATCTTTTTCTGTTCCTTGATACTTATGGTGAGCGCGATGCACTACACTCCAGCTTAATGCACTACCTTGTAGACTAAATCCGGCCAAAAACAATCCGAAATATTCTAACCATCCTGGTAATTGTATTGCATTGTGACTGATAGCCCGGTGATAAGTCATGCTAATACCCAAGATAGATACTATATAATGCACTATTAATGCGATGATCAACATTTTCCATTGAATGGATAGCATAAGGTATGCTAGTGCAACATGCCCCAATGCAATCCATAAGAAACCGTATAACCTTCTAAAACTAGTGTCTTGAAATCTATTTCGGTTCATGTTTAATAAGTCTAATTATCCAGCTGGGAGGATCTATCTCCCACCATTGTTCACCTTGTTTCCATTGATATGGCTTAGCATGATGATTATTATGCCAACCTTCACCCAAACTCATTAAGTGGGCAATCCAGCTGTTACGAGATTCATCATTGACTTGATACGTTTTGTATCCGTGATAATGAGCAATTACAATAATTGAACTGGTTGAGTGTAGACATAAACACGCTGGAATCGCATATCCAAAAATTACAAGCAATGGATTGACATAGAATAGCATCATGCAATATAGCACGATAATGTACAAATAATATTTGTGTAAAAATTTTTGAAATTTATTTGTTCGCATGTCACGCACAAGTTTTGGATTCAATGGCAAGTAATTCCAAAATCCCATCCATGCGTTAAATTTTCCAAGTTGATAAGGACTGTGCGGATCCTCTTTAGTCTCCGCAGTCTTGTGATGCTGCCGATGTATCGCACTCCACGCCATTGGACTGCCGATTGTAGTTACTACCCCAACAATTGACAATATTTGTTCAATTATTTTGTGCGTTTGAAAACTACGATGACTAATTAATCTATGATATCCCACATTGACCCCTAAAAGCCCGGTAATTATGTAAAACCCGATACTTATACCCAACCAGTCGAATGCAGAGGTGACACTAACAAATACTAAACCGACCAACAGCAGCATATGATTGATTAACTGCAATCCTCTTACTAATTGATTGTGGGATAGTGACATCGTGTACCTTTACGCTATGCTGTATTTAGTATTGATCAGAACTAACCTAGAATTTAAGAAGTTATTACTACCTACTTCAAAAAATACCGGAACTAGCTATTGCTATTAGTATCCCGGCCCAAAATATTAATTGTTGCGGATATCAACACAATTGGACGTAAAATAGCCCGCGGTAACAATTGTTTTATCAGTCTAAACGGATAATTGTCAATATCAGCTTGTGTGTTGAAAATATGTTCAACCTGGACAGAATATCGCAAAAATAACAATGTTTTGAAAAACTTACCATTGGAGAAATAGTCATTCACATTTTTCTCTCGGAGCATACGATTTTGCAATTTTTGTACTGTATAAAATTTCGTGTATCCATCTTGTTCAAATGCGGAATTAATAACACACGCTAATGCCTGAAATGGCACTGCAGGGGATTTCCAAGAACGATATTTAAAATACAACAACCCCACTGACCAGTATGGGAGTAATTCATTTCCATCATTTCTATGCCAAGTCAACGCAATACTATATCCTACGCTAATTTGCACTAATTCGTTATTGACAAATTTCCCAGCGATTTTGAAAATATTCGCCGGACATACTAAGAATTGCCGGCGAATCCAATCTGCATGATTTAATAAATTATCAGTCAAGTATATAGGATTAGGGTGCGCCAATTCATTCTGTTTGTAGTGAGCTAATATCTCATCCAATTGATGGATATCTTCTAGAGTTAATAAGCGTATTTCATCCATACACATATTTAGTGCTAAATATTGCAACAATGAAAAATACTCGCATTTTCGTAGCATTCAGTTTACTATTGGTCATTTTAGGAATAGTATCAATCTGGTTTATCCAAAATTGGTGGTTGGTGGGGCTACTATGGATCATAAGAACCTTAATAAATGGAGTGATAGCACATCGTTATATAGCACATGGGCAGTTTTCCGTACATAGCACTCTACATAATGTATTTGCATACCTGACTAGCTTAAGTGCTTACAGCACCCCAATGTATTGGAGAATTGAGCATCTGCATCATCATGCCACTAGTGATACTACTCAAGATATACATAGCCCTATTAACGGCAGAGCTAATTCCTTTTTGCTGTGGTCGTTCAATGTCAACAGAATTAATGCTGTTTTTAAAAATAAGAAATCAGTCCGCAGTTTGAAACAAGTAAAACAAGATAAACACATTATGTACGCATCAGATTATTTCGTGTTCATCAATATTATCTTTTTAGTATTACTGTTTTTTATAGATATCAATTTATTTTTTGCATGGAATGTTGGTTACCTGCTGGAGCACATAAAGATTGGAATTATCAATTGGATACTGCATGAACCACGATTTCCGGGCAATTATCGTAATCACGATACCACAGATCAAAGTTTCAATAATGTTTTTTTGGGATTAATAACATTCGGGTTTGGTTGGCATAATAATCATCATGCTAATTGTAAAAAATTAATACTCACTGAGCATTGGTGGGAGGTAGATTTGGAGGGCCAAATTGGAAAGATGATTGCATGGATGTGCCCCCAAAGGAATTAGACTATGGTTTTGCCTCACTGCATTGAGCACTACTCTCTAGAAGTGAATTTATGTTTACCAGTCCCAAATCCAAGCACGGTTATGGATTCCGGGTCGGTTTGATCAGTGATACCAAATCGGGTTATTGCGGCTAGTAATCGGCTAGGTTTCCAATAATCAAACCCCAAAAAATACCAATCGCGGTCAGTGTAATTGACAAACTCATGCTTCTCGGTATATGGGTCAAAGCTAAACAACAGTCCCGGTGCAACTTCTATTTCCGTATTACGGATGCAAATTTTTGCTTCAGATTTGGTTTGTGTTCCGATACAAAATATGTATCTAGTAATATGAGAATGATAAACCAAGTGATCCACATGCGGAAGAAGACCGGATTTGGGCGGGATCTTCCATATGCACATTCTCCCAAATGGGCCGGTCTCATTAATCAATGGCCGCAAAAAATTACAAAACTCTAACGCTTTGCTAAACTTGGGATTATACTCATACTGATTTTTGACTGCCATATACGTCATACTCGGGACATTGAAATAATTTAGATTGCGATTGATAAATTTCATTCGGCCCTGTGCAAAGATGCCAATCGCTCTCGGTGACGACACCCCATATATATCAACTGTGCCGTGTGGACACCACCATGGAACTTCGTTATCAGCCTCAATTTCATCACGTATGATATTAGCCCAGTCCTTAAAATGCATTATTTTTTCATACATAATTTTCTTTCTAATTATATTTATACTTCATATTTCTACAAGAAAGGATTAAGAATATTGTAAGTTATAAGATAACGATTACTTTTAGAATGTTTTTCTACTAAGGTTTTTACTGTATGTGCATTTTTTACAGCGACTAGATATACGTCACCATCAGATGTTATATATGAATATTGATGCTTATCCCAATAAGCATCAGTTGAGCTATCTGTTGTTATATAGGTTTTACATGAATTTGAATTTTTTAGACCAATATTTATTGCATAATTTCTAGTAGAATCATAATGGGGCAAAACGTTGATACCTGATTGAATTCGTATTAAATTAACATTACGAGGATTTATTTTTAATTTTAAAAATATATCATTTAGCTTAGATTCCGGCGTTGTTGTATCTTTTCTTAAAGTATGCTGTAATTCAATAAGTTGACTTGCTATATCTGAACATTCTTTATTAAAATTTATATAAAAATTTCTAGCAAAAGAAATTCCTATGTTGTATGTTTGCCAGTGTGGGGTTCCCTCTGAGTTACTAAATGGACTTTTGTCTTTTCCAATAGTCTCGGCAAATGATTCGGTCATTGCCTCAGGATCCCATGGGATAACAAAATTAGTAGATAGTTTTAAAAAAGGAACATCGTAACTATTCATTTTGAGATCAACTCCTTGTTATCAACTTCAATAAATTCATTCTTCTATCTTTCTTAAAAATTTAAGATTGCCTATTGATGTTAATTGACCGCTAACAATTAATATAAATCTAGATGTGCTGTTGTTAACAGGAACTCGGTGTGGATAATTACTGCCATTAATACAAAACACAGTATTTGATTTCGTAGGTATAATTTCATATACTTTATCTTCTACCATATCCTGTGTAATCTTTTTTCGCTCTCTTCCGTGTTCTAAAAACTCTGATTTTAATTTACTCATTTCTAAAAATGTTTTACCAGGATCTAATCCAAAACATAATCTAAAACCATATCCTGCGATATTTCTTCCAGCTAGTTCTGAACGACTGCCAGCTAAGATTATCCCATGATAAATCACACAACTATCTCACGGTTGGAATTGACGCAGTAAATAGTAAAGGACATTTAAGATTTTATTTTAAAAATATTTTGAATATATTACAGGGATCCCATTCCCACCACTTGCTGCTAATGGATTTGCCAAAATCATATGATTTTGGATCATAGTGATGATTGTTATGCCACCCTTGACCCCATCCCAGATATCCAAAAATGACATTGTTTTGTGAATTATCGTTCGTGTTGAAGTTACGATAGCCAATCATACATTTTAAATGGCCAAATACGTTCACTAAGTTATCTTGAATCAATGCAAGTGCAGTTGGCAAACATATCAGCGTAAGACTAAGTTTCCAATTAAAAAGTGCTACTATTATAGGTACTGCCCACAGAATTGACATTTGATGTGTGTGAAACCAAATATGATTGGACTTTCTGAGTAAGTTCGCTGAATATTTTAGATTGATGATAGGGTTGGCCTCATTGATCTTGGTAGCCCATCCAAAAAAAGCATGATATATGCCTTTGACGGGACTATGTAAATCTCGCTCAGTATCACTATGATTATGATGGTATCCTCGATGTATGGTTGCCCATGTAATAGATGACCCTTCCCCACTTAGTGTTCCCAAGAATAGCAGTATATTTTCTTTCCATCTAGGAAGATTCGGATAGTTATTGTGAGCAAATATTCTATGGTAGCCGGCTGCTACTCCAAGCCCGGGAATCAAGATCCAACCAATTATAGTAAACCACAAGTAATAACTAGGAATTATACCTAACACCAATAAAGTTACAGTAAACATACCAAGGCTCACAAATGGAACAAAGCTAAACCAGGAATATTTTGAAATACGCTTAAACATGTAGTATTTATATCCGGCCGCATTGAGGCAAATGATTGCGATACTGTTGCTTCAAAAAGGTACAACGCACCACCACATCGGTTGGGAGAAGAGTACGATTAAACAAGATTTGCCATGGCAAGGTGAATTTACACATGGTTTTGGCACTAACTTCAAATTCATCAAAATAGTCATAACGTTCGCTGTTTACCTTGCTAAACGCTAGTTTACGATATGTTTTGATATATCGTTTTGGAAACATGCTATAGAATTTTAATCGGCCTTGTGCCTCGTTATGTGTCATAACGGCATCCAGAATTAGCTTTATATCAGCAGCATTCTTACCTAGGGTGCGTACTTGATTCCAATACCAACTTGCATCTTCGATGGATTCATGGAACCCTATCGCAGCGGTTATTTCTCCTAAGTTGTTGATTGAGCCATATGCATGGTAAGTGGTAAGATCCGTCAAATACGTATTGCAAAATATTGAATGGAGCATTTCTTCTATCTTAACATTTGGTCCAACAAAATAATTTGTCTGGTGATTTACTCCCATGAATTTATGAGTCTGAAATAGTGGCTTAATTAGCTCAGAGTGAGTGTGGTTTAATTTTACAATGTTCATATTTGGTTTTTCAATTGTTTCACTACAGCCGAATATTCAATGCCATCAATGCTAGGTTCCAGTCGTAGAAGTTGACTACTGGTTAATTGCCGATATGCCTCAAAATTAAAACCTAGCAATTTTTCAAACCCGTGTGTTTTTCTACGGTCTCTGACATAAGGACAAAGTCTACGTAATATAGTATTCTTGGAAGTTACTGACGATAGCTTGTAATTGAGTGGGGCCGTCACCAAGTCAACAATGCCCGGATCAGTTAAGTAATATAACAATAGTTCAGGTGTATAACTAAACCATTCATTTACCAGTGGAATATTGTAAGTAAGGCTGAAACGCATGGCACTTGCATCTTCATTTTCGCGGATACAATAATACCAAGAGCTAGGTGAGGTGGCTATGTTTCTCTTAAGCAATACTTCTCCTCCCATGACTGACGGGATACCCAATTTTAAAATACAGTGATATACCATTAAATACGTAATCTGTGTACACTGAATTTTATTGCCGAATTCGGCTGCTTCTCCGCTGCGTAAGAAGTCCTTAACGTCAAAGTCAATGACATGCAACGGAACCTTAAGTTCTGCTGCTAAATCAACGGCTTCGGCTACATCAGATGCGTTGTATTCATCCTTGAATTTGATAGTGTAACAGACCGGGGTAACACCAATGTCTAAGAAATTACGTGCGACGATCTCACTATCAGTGCCACCACTAAGAAACAGCGCAAACTCTTTACCAAGATCATTGTACACTAGTTCAGCGGTTCGCAGTAATTCATTCTGATAGCTACTATGTTTATAATTTTCTGAATCAACTTGCCCCACTGAAAGTATATATGGCTCGACTGAATTTTGGCGTTCACTATACAATCTGCCGCCAATTGTATATCTCAAATGGTTATTTTGCGTGAAGTTCATTTTTAAACTCTTTTTCTAAAATTTCATACGTTACCCCAAATCCATATGTAATTAGATATCTAGGACTATCATTTAGACACTCAACTGAATGAAACTGATTGGTATTCAATAAATAGGCATGACCTTCGTCTATCGTAGTAGTATAATGATTGACGTTAAAATTTTCTTTTATACCATCATTGCTCATCTTAGTAAGCGCACCAGAACTGTTTCTTACACCTATATTAATACATGCGGTTCGTCCGGCTTCATCTTTGTGAGGAGTAATATTTCCTTTGGTACGTATTAAATGTATCCGTTCTATTTGAACCGGGATACTTGATGGAAATATATTTTCAAGTATATGATATACTTTTTGAGTCATTTTTTTTAAAACAGGATGATTAGACGTATGCCTAGTAAATGATATTGATCCGATCACGTTTCCTTCATTCTTGTACTCCCTCCAATATGGATAATCAGGTAATTTAAAATATCTTCCATATCTGTGAACAACCGTTTCTAATTTTTCAGCTTCATTAATGTATGACTGAAATTCATTCGGATCTATTAATTTTCCTAAAGGAAGTATTTCCATTATAGTTATGTGAGATTATTTGCTGTCATTTTTATACTCTACTACATATTGTTCTGTATAGTATATATACTTTTTACCAATTGGTTTGAATTTTCTATAGATATCAGGCCAGTCATTGAACATTCCAGGACTCTTCCCCGCGGCTGCACGAACAAACCACTGATATATTGCACTATTGTAGGAATCCGCAGTAATATATAAATGTTTATACTGCATAGTACTCTCAATGATTTTAGGTAGAATATATTCTCCCATAAAATATTTAGCTCTAAATTTTGGGTTTATGTAGGCCCTAGTGAGTGCAAGTGCTATTGTTTGATCTAGATCATATTCATTGTATCCAGCACTACATACATATTCACCTTCATTTTCCAAGACATAATAACATCCGCGGTGATATCTACCATTAATATCATTTAAAATGTAAAAAATGTTAGCAGATTCATTACGATAATCAGGATGATAATTTTTGATAGTATTGGTATCAGTTATTTTAGAAAAGGATTCCTCTAACAAGCCTAGTACAAACTCATTAGAAGAATCGTGAAGTTCATATAATACCATTAGATATGATCGTACTCAGCTACAATAACTATATTTGAGTTGTGCCATAACTTATCCTTGTGTGTCTGACATTATTTATCTTGTTACAGGGTCAATCTTCTTTTATAATTAACCCATTGCTGCGTTTATCCCTTGGATAATCTACAACTTGGTCAAAGCGTCTTTCTTGTATAGTTTTGTGACCAAATACTTTTTCACTGTGGCATAACAGACATTTTGGATTACCACAATCCATAGCATGTTGTTTAGATAGACGATGAGGTTGTTCAACATTCTTATCATTGGATGAACTATATGAGTTAGCAATGTTCAATTGTTTCTTGATGGCATTATCATCCTTAAGCAAGCGTTTACTATGTTTGATTTTATCTTGTTCGGTACTCATTTAATGTCTTTTACGGTAGTCTTTTACAGCGGCTTTGATGGCATCTTCGGCGAGGATGGAGCAATGTATCTTCACAGGTGGTAAAGATAGCTCTTCGGCAATCTGCGAATTCTTAATGGTAATGGCCTCATCCAATGTCTTGCCTTTAATCCATTCCGTCACCAAAGATGAGGACGCAATGGCCGAACCACACCCATATGCCTTGAAACGAGCATCTGTTATTAACCCCGTTTCTTTATCAACTTTGATTTGTAGTTTCAGCAGGTCTCCGCACGCCGGGGCCCCTACTAATCCTGTACCTACATTTTCTTCAGATTTGGAAAAACTTCCTGCATTTCTAGGATTTTCATAATGATCTAAAACTTTTTCACTGTAGGACATAATCGTCTCCTGTACTCTATTTAGTCTTGGGAATTATCTGCTACAACAACCCAACCTAATTTGAATAAATCTTCACGGATTTCTTCTGTCACTATGCTTTCAGAAACATAAGATTTGATTTCAAAAAAATCTTGTTTTTGATGGTCATCCATATTCTGAAATAGTTCTTCATCAATTGGGTCATCATTCCGTATACCACTACAATACCAATCTATGTAGTCACCTTCTTCACGCATATCGGCGATAATTGATCCTGCATGTCTCCAACTACAACTCCATTTTTTCTCGGTTAGTATAGGCCATACTTCATTTCTCATAAAATCATTATTACATAAAGCGGCGTATATATGTTGAGCATATGCTTTATCGCTTTTAGCTTTTTCTATGATCCACTCAGTGGTTCGCAAATCATATTCTAAGTTATCTTTCTTCCAATCAGAGTCTTGATCTAATAACTTATCCGCACTGTCATTATCTTCATAAAGTTCTATCATATCCTTAGCAGTTTTGTTTAATGGATTTTCTGCCAAATCTGTTCTATATCTTTTGATTCTAAATTCATTTCTTGTCGGGCTTCTGTTCATTTTTTACCTTTTGCTTACTATAGAAAATGTGATTTCCGATTCTTGCCACTTGTTTATATGGCCAAGCTGGATCAACATTAATTGAGTGAAAGAACACCGTTGTTTTTGGAACAACATCTTTGTACATACCCATCATGGTTTGATATGCAATCATTTCTGCTTGTTTATATCTTGCACTAGCTTTATTTAGCACATCTTTTTCTTCGCATACCCAACTAAATTGGCATATAACATTCTCATTGACTACTGTTTTTTGATAGATTACTTTACATGGGGTTTCAGCAAACCCATGATTAACCCGATTCAACACCACTCTTGCAACCGCAGCTTGTCCAGGCTTAGACTCTGATCCTGCTTCGTAAAAAATATTCTTTGCCATACACGCAACCTGCTGCTTATCAATTTTCTTTAGATTAGCAGTAATTATAGGCATTTCAGCTATAACTTGCGTAGGTAAAGGTATAACCACAATTGTTAGAAACAACATGACTGTTATTGTTAATTTATTTTTGATTGTTAATAGCATAATTTCCCTTCGCTGTAGTATACTACAGTTTTAATAAATAACCAAACTGTTTGGTTATTGTACCCAACAATCGCAATTGCAGGTGATTACCTGTTCAATTGCTTGTGCAACTGAAATTGATGATGGTAATAATGATGAATTAGATGAATTAGTCGTATTTAGTTCTGGTGGAATTATATTAGTATAAGACGATCCTGCTAAACTTCCTGGAACGATAGGCCCACCGGGTACCCCAACATCAAAGAACGGCCCGGTGATAGATACCTGACTTATACCCTGTGTGCCTATACCTATATCAGGGCTTGGCACAGGCAACCCATCAGGTGTTCCTATTCCTAATACTGCTGCAACACTAGAATTTGGGGGAGAAACGATAGTACTAACAATCGGGGTAACATCCAGAATATTATTGTCCAGATCAATTCCAACTTCTGCTAATCTCAATTTATTTCTTACTTCTCTCATTAAAGCAACAATACTTTGTCCAGCAATTAAATTTAAATCAGAGATAGCTTCTAAGTTTTGTGCAGATAAATTAGGGGCTGTTAGTATAGCATAGTTAGGTAGCAAATCTGTAAAACTATAAATCATCAATGGGTAAGGGAACAAATCACCGGGTCTACCGGAAATTCTCGGTGAGGGTATCGCTGCTAATCCAGTATCTCTTGCTAGTTGTTCAATTGCTAATTGCGTAGCAGTGGCATTGTATAAATCATTTAGTTCAGTTGATTGTCCCGGATGCGTGGTACGCATCACTGCTATTTCAGCATTAGCTAAATCTATTTGGGCTTGCACAGCAGCATCTAGTCCCAATGTAGGGCCCTGTGTTGCTGCATAAAGATTACTATAAATCGTTGATAAATTTCCAGTAGGCATGCTAGTTATTGCTGACTGCAAATTAACCCAACCGTATGATAATCCTGACATACAACCAAAGAAGTCTGAGAAGGTGTATGTCCCTTTAGGTCCAGTGCCTAATGCTACTAAAGATAATGCAGCCTGTGCTTCTACGGCAGCAGCGGGTATGTTAGTACCGTTCACCAGCGGTAACCCTTCAATAGTTTCTAAGTTAGCAACTACTTGTGCAAGTTTTTCTATCTCAATTTTTCTTATATTCTTTACTTGCTGCATCGTTGCACTAAATGCGCCCGCTGAAGTAGCAATATCACTAGGTAATATACCATCAAGATATGATCCAAATCCTTCGGGTAATATCTGTGCATTAACTGAAACAAACGTATTAGCAGTAGTAGAATTATTAACAATCGTAGCAGTGATACCATTGGAATTAGCAGTAACATTAAATGCATCACCGGTAGAATTCATCCCGGTGTTTCCAAAAGAATAGCTACTGCTAGGGTTCCCGTCAAGCAATGATAAGAAATTATTTACTGTTGCCATTACATTTATTTATTATTGATATCCACTACCACTGCCAATGCCGCCACCGGCATCACCGCTTCCTTCTCCACTACTATCTCCACTGTTAGTATCACCTGCTATACCAAAATCGCCGGATTCTCCGGGATCGGTCCATCCGCCGCCGTCTTTATCTAAACTCGGAGGCTCCCCTGGTGGAATAGTTGTACCAACTATTGCTTTTATTGCAGGGGTAGTCAATGCAGGATTTATTGTTCCAACAACACTTGATATTACAGGTGCCACTGTTGTGCTAGTATATATAGGATAATATGTTTTACTATTAGTTGGTCCCGGTACTGCATTATAGATAGGTACAGTTAACGATAGATAACTTTTAGGAAACATCTTTTTAACATTCAACAAGTCAGCTAGTGTTACTAATCCATCTGTGTTGCAATTTAATGCTACTAATATCGTGGCCAAGTCTACCCCCGCAATTACTAAAAAGGCTGAATAAACTTTTTGTTGTTGATCTTTGGATACATTAGTATTATTTGCTATTTGGTTTATCTCATCACTCGTCAACCCAGTAGATAATAATGCCACGGCTAATGATGGGGTCAATGCATTGTATTTTTTAAGAGTTGCTAATAGATTAGAAGGATAGCCAAATGTCCATATTGTGGATAAATCTAATGCTTTGCCTAAATTGATTAAATCTGTACCAAATACACCAGTAGATAAACTTATACCAGTAACATCAGCGGTGATTAAATCATTCATGTTACTGTATGTACCGTCTAAGAACGTCAATGAATTATACATTGCTGTAATTGATTGATTGGAATACTCAATAAATGATCCAGCACTAATGAATGTTCCTACAAAGTCGTTATACATTCCGCTAAGTGCTAGGGTGTTGTTATAATTAAATTCAGAATATGCTTGCAGTGGAAATATTCTGATATAGCCATAACTGGCATTTTCACCAGTATAAGCTATGTTATAACTTTGACTTTGCACATAGTTAGGAGGAATGCTATTACCTAATGCAGGAATAGTTGAACTGCCCATTGCTTTAAGATTATTATAAGTTGTTAAACTTAAGTCACCTGCATTATATCTAACCCAACCTTCTCGTATGGCGTTTGTTGCATTGTTTAATATGGTAGTTGATATTATAGTACCGTAAGTGTAACTACTGACACTAGTACTAGAACCAACTATATTAGCAGTAGGTTGATTAATCCAAAAGCCTTTGCCCTGGAGTAAACCACTCATTACATTAACACCTAACGGGCTTTGTTTTCCTGTATTGCTCATGTTATGGTACAAATATATCAGGACTACCTTGAACGATACTATGACCGCAAGTATTGCCTGAGCCTATTCTTAATACAGGATCTCCTTCTGCAAAAACAGTAGGGCTTCCTTGAGTTGTAGTAGGTGCTTGATGAGGTGGATGCGCGCGGCGCTGCCATGGTGCATGCGGAGTAATACTGCTTACATGCAATCCAACGGCTATTCCATTAGCAAATACCGTGGCAGCACCGCGAATAATTGTTCCGCCTGTTTGATTTGCGTCACCCTTTCTACTCAATGCTGCCATTTTACCCCAGTACAATTCTCTTATCTGGTAACTTAATCCCAGTTGTTGCTTCTATATATTTATCCTTGATGCTATCATCAGTATTAGCATAAAAAGCAATCGCACTAGTATTTAGCGTTACATTTCCGTGTGATTCTGCGGTAAACATACTGGGGATCATCTGCATTCCCTGTTGACTAGGTGCGATTGATACAGGATCTGTTACTATGATATTATCCCGAGTTATCGTAATAACTTTAGTGATTATTTCTTCTCCGCTATTCATTTTTATGGTATAAATTTTACCTGCTTCCATTAGATACTTTCTGTTAATTTTTTTCTGAGTTCAGTAAACCCACCCACCAATTCTCCGTCTAGGAAAATTTGTGGAACTGTGCGGGCATTTGGTACTGCCTCTAGTAATTCTTCTTTTGTATAACCGTCGCCGATTTTCTTTTCTTCAAACCGTATCCCTTTGCTCTTTAGCAAGGCTATTGCTTGATCACAATAAGTACAGTGGTAGCGGGACCAAATAACTGCTTTCATTCTATTTCCTTTTATAAATTTGGTAGTTGATCGTAATCTAGCTGGTCGCTCATAACACCAAGGACATAGTTTGTACTCTCGGTTTCTTGAAGCGCAGATTGCTTCTTACTAGTATCCACATGTTTAGTAAACCAGGGAATAGGAGTACTTCTTGGAGCATTGCCTTGATACTTAATACCAATTTCTTTCAACGCTCCTACTGCGGTGTAATCAACAAAGTCTTTTAATACATTAGCATTCAGCCCAATAACCGGGCCTTTGTTAAACAAGTAATCTGCCCAGGCTTTTTCTTCACGGATTACATCCATGTACAATTGCTGAACTTCCCCTTCGCATTGTTGCTTAATATTAGCAAAACGGGTATCTTCTTTGATTACTTGATTAATAATGTAGGCAGTCCAGCCTTTATGTAGAAGTTCATCTTGGAGAATTAAACTGATAATATTGCCATTACCAATAAAGATTTTGTTCTCAACCATTGCTAAACTTGTAGCAAATGATACCATAAATCGGAATGCTTCCAAAGCGTATGAAGCATGTAAAGCCATCCAAATTGCTCTTATATGTTCAGATTCTTCTACGGGTTGACCCAACTCTTTAGCACAGTTAATTCTGTGTAGGTCATCGTAATACTTTCCAACACTGCTGGCCATATCAATGATTTGTTGTGTATCATGTATAGTATTAAATATATCTTTTGGCACAGAATAAATGTTACGAATAATGTGACTGTAACTCTTACTATGAACATTAGTTTCAAAGAAGGTCCAGTTGTATATTAGAGCTTCTAGTTCAGGCAAACTGACTACTGGCATGAATACTTGACTTGGGGCTCGTCCTTGTAAACTATCTAATGCTGTTTGTCTTAGTAAGTTGCTAGTAAATATATGCTTCACTGCATCACTAGCATCTTTGAAGTCATTGGCATCTTTAGTTAAGCTGATTTCTTCAGGTTGCCAAAAGAACCCACGTGCTGTTTCTTCAAACTTAGCAATCTTTGGATACTTTACTTCCTCAAAGCGTTGAATTGTGACAGGACCTGCAGGGTCCAGAAACATCTTACGATTTAGATAATCTGATTGTTTTGATAAGTCATATTGGTGTTTACTCATAATGTACAGCTTTCGCAATTTTCTTCTTCATCAAAATCAATTGGTTCTAACATTGTTGGTGCTGTCTCATCATCGGCTTTACTACCGGCTTTATTAAGAAGTGAATAATAGAAGGTCTTTAGACCATAATAATGACCTTGCATCAAGTTCTTTGCGATCAATGTAGTTGGTACTTTTCTGTCAGTGAAATGTTTTGGGTTGTAAAAGGTATTTACAGAAATAGCCTGATCAACATAAGCTGCTAATACCGCTGCTGTTTTCAGATAACCATCACAATCTTTTTGTTCCCACATCAATTGATATTTGTGCTTTAGTTTTTGATATTCCGGAACAACTTGAGTGAAACTTCCCGCTTTGCTTTCTTTTACTGATATCAAACTCATTGGCATTTCAATGCCGTTTGTGCTATTGATAACCACACTGCTTGATTCTACAGGAGCAATGGCCATTTGTGTAGCATTACGGACGCCATGTTCTTTCATGTTTGTGCGTAGTGTTTCCCAATCTAATTCAGGAGCAAAGTTTGCTAGTTCATTAACACCTTTGGCACGTAGTTCCCAGGGAAAGGTACCTTGACCATATCGTGTTTGTGCGCTGTGTGTACACGGACCTCGTTCACGGGCAAGCTCTACTGAGGCTTCTGTTAAGTAAAAGGCTTGATGTTCCATCCAAGTTTTAACTTCGGATAGCGCGTCCTTCTCTCCATACTTCAAACTACGCTTTGCATGCCAGTAAGCTAGATTAGTGACACCAATACCCAATGGGCGAATCTCATCATTGCTTAGTTTAGATTGAATTGAGAGAAAATCTTGATAATCAAGTATATTATTGAGACTACGATGCAGAATGCGGCAAGCACGGCGCATATCTTCTGGGTGTCTAAACGATCCCCAATTAATACTTCCAAGTGTGCATAAACTTATCCTGCCGGTGTCGTCATCTAATCTCTTAAACGACTTGTTGGGTAAAATCACCTCAGCACAGTTATGCACTAAAATCTCGTTTGCGAAAAAGCATTCAGTTCCGGGAACTGTTATATCATACACATCAGTTGGATCTACCTTTATTTTTTTAATTTTAATCATACTTTAATCTTTCCTTTTACAAAATCTGAATGCTCTTTACAAAATTCTTTTTCATTTGTTACTCTGATATTAGTTATTCCGTTGTTATACCAACGATGTTTTGCTGAATGAGCCGACGCAATCTTTCGTTGTTCTTCACTTCTATGATAAGGAGAATATTTAATGTCAAGATTCATATTTATATTTGTCTCAATGATTAAGTTTTCCAATGATCCAAATTTATTACCAATCCACACTAAAGAAATTTTCTTAAATTCAGTAAATTCTGTTTTCATATTATCCCCTAATAAATTTAATTTAAGATATCCTTGTTGGCATGATTCTGAAACACATTTCCACATTCTCTCTCTTCGGTCTTGCGTTAATTCTTTATAGTTATTATTAGCAGAGCCTTTTTGAGATTTTCTTTTTTCTGGCATAGTATTAGAAGGTAATCCTTTGCTATGATGTATCCATTCTCCGGATAATACCTTAGGATGATCAACTGAAACAGACCCTAGCTTTTCTCTAGTAATAGCGTCAACTGCGGGCATCTTTCCTGTTCTTGCTTTACTAATACATTCGATGCCAAGTATTCTCAGATGATCCATTTCTTTAAGAAACTTTATATCAACATCCGATAGATTAATCTGTCGTTTATGATTACCTGTTGCTTTTACAAAAAAGAATTGCAGTGCAGAACCAGATGAGTATTCATAACGAGTTCCTTTATAAATCTCATACAAATAGTAGTGAGCCATTAAGTGTTCGGAGAAAGTCAATAAAATTAGATTTTCTTCACCATCGGGATTACCGTCTAGATGACCCGCAGGGCCTGTTCTCTTTCTGTTCTTGTATAAGAAATCAGGAACAATGTGGTGACGCTCGTAATAGGTTCCTTGATATTTCATTCTGTTTTCTTTTCTTGCGTTGTCCATTAATTTTTTGTAAAGTTCTTTGTACATATGATTTCCTCATATGTATTTATGCCTGGTAATCACATTTCAACACATAACTCGTCAGTTTCTATCAATTCATCCGCCCTTACATAGCCTCTATTTTTAGTAAAAATACGGTGAGCAGGTGTGCATACAATCACATTGTTATTTTCATCTTGAATTTCAATTAATTCAGTGACGGTAGCAGTCTGTGCTGCTGCTGAAACAGGCATCCAAGTGACTCGGTCTTTTTTAATATCATAGCTTTTAACCAACGCATCACTGAATCTACCTAATTCATACTGTTCAACAAAATCTTGTAATTTTAGTGTTAGTTCAATTTTGTTTGTTCTAATTTGAATTTTAGTATCACCTGTCAGACAAAGATTGGACTGATAGATTGGGTGTACTTTAGGATCAAACGGACCTTGATTTTGTACATTATCAGTGTACATCAAATAGATGCGACCGGTGTCAGTACGTTCTTTTAAGATGCCGCCTTTAAAAACTTCTTCGGCAGAAATTATTTTCTTACGCAAGTCTTTCCGGGTTTCGTATTTCACATAGAGTTCTTCAAAGAGTGAAATATCACTGTAAAATGCTTCATACAAGTCAGGGACTTCATTAGGATCAAAAAATGTAATGTTTTCTTTGTTTTTAAATCTTCTCCAGAAGAAAGCACTTAATACTACAGCATAGTCTAGGTGTCTGACACGATTTTCTTCTGTTCCTTGATTATTCTTCAACACAATAAGATCATCAAACTGGTAATGCCAGATTGGAAAATACACAGTACATGAGGCGTTGCGGATCCCACCCTGCGAACATGAACGCAGATCGCCAAACCACTTCTTTAAAAATGGTATCATACCTGTATGCATAATCTCACCCCCGCGAATGGGTGAACCAAGTGGTCGTAGCCTACCAATCTCTAGTCCAATTCCAGCACGTTTACTAGCATATTTGGCCATCATCTCACCAGAAGCGAAAATACTATCCAAGTCATCATCACTCCGAATAAGTACGCACGAACTGAATTGCTTAGTAGGGGTACCGAGACCAGCAAGGACAGGAGTAGCAAGGGTAAATAGCCCATCACTTGCTGCATTGTAGTATTCCTTTATATAACGCATTCTAGCATTATTCGGTTCTTCACTGTGGAACACTGTTGCTGCCGCAACCATATATCTAACTTGCGGAGTTTCATATATTTCCTTCGTTGAACGATTCTTTACCAGATACTTTTCAATCAATTGTTCAATGGCGGCATAACTATATGTCTCATCCTTAGAATGATCTATCAAATCATCCATCTTATTCCAATCTTCTTCACTATACCATTCTAGTAATTCACTAGTATATAATCCAGTTGCTACATTTCTTTTAACAATATCGTAGAGATGAGGAACCTCATATTGACCATAAACGTCTTTCCTGAGCATACTCATACGTTGCTTACCGGCTACATATTGATAGTTTGTGTGCCCAATATCTATATTTGATTCTACGTCAATCAAATCAACTATTGCTCTAAGTGTTATGTTATCTATTTGACTTGTGGTAATACCATCATAAAAATGTAGTTGAGATTTAATCTCAATCATACTTGGGCTTACATCTGCTATTCCATTACATACTTTTGCAACTTGTGCTTGCCATTTTTCAAGCATTATCGGCTCTTTTTTACCACTGCGTTTAATAACGTTTATACCCATATTTCACCTATTTTATTTTTTTAATAATTTCTGCTATATCTAACTTATTTGTGACTTTAAAATCTTGTAGATTATTACTTATCACTGTATTAGGGTAGTAATTAAGTATGTATTTTGCGTGGTCCACTGTGACTAGTGCCAAATCTTCGCCTATGTCATTGTTAGCTAATACAAATTCTACGTTAGTGATGTTCATTAGTAGTAGAGTATAACACATTCCCAAGCCTCTTGCAATAGTACAGTAATTATTGTCTACCAAAAGTTCCCATGGCCCGGGCCAGTTGAGTAAATCATTTGGGTGGAGATAATGGTTAACCAGTGGTGCTTTTTGCCACCAATCATCTATTAATAGACAACTGGCTTTAACATCACTGTTTTCTAGGGATTTTCTTAAGTCGTGCCAATTCTTAAGTCTTGCTTCGTAGTTTAATTGAAATGAATTAGTCACATTCTACTTATCATTTATTGATAATGATAGAAAATTAGACCCAGGGTAATGGTAAAACTACTACGGGAGGGTTGACTTGTAATTCTATTTGTGAAGCTAAGTCTAGTTCAACATTGACTTTATCGACTCCAGCTGTCCATATCCAACCCAACACTTGATCTTGAGTTAAGTCAGCATAAGGAGTAAAATCTGAACCACCTGCAAATGTAACTCTGGTCAATCCCTGAACGATTGCATAATAAGTATCGTCAGTTCCGGTACAGCTCCAGCCCACTTCTATCACTACGTCAGAGTAGCTGTCAAGTTGTAGTTGAGTAGCCATATTTTCAATTGTCCATGTGTATATATTTGCCATCGTATAATCCTATTATGCTGTCTTAATTACAGCAAAGTTAATAAGTGGTGCTTCAGCAACTGCAACGGTTAAGTAATTATAAACTTGAACTTGAAATGAACCTGCTGCCACGTTTGCTACACTTAATATATAACTATTAGCACTACCACTACGTTGATTCAAAATAATCACATCAGTTGCTGCTACTGTCGTATTAGTAACTGTAAATAAATTATATGTATTAGCAGTAGTTGTAGTACTGAATAATGTAATAGCCCCAGTGACGTTACTTATAGTAACTGCTGTATCACGACTAGTTAATTGAGTAGCAGAACCAATTGTACCACTATAACCTAAACCACCTTGACCAGATACACGCAAGTTGGCACTAGTAATGGTACCACCAAAGAAACTGTTACCTGAACCAACAAACATTGCGTATGAGTTAGTTGCTGTGGCATTAGTACTTGCTGTTGGGTTAGATTGAATATAGAATGTAGCTAAGTTTGTATACGTCTTTGCGTTAGTTCCACCAGTGATAGTTGGGGTTGCAATATAATGTATTGCTGCATTAGCCTGTGTACCAGTGACTGCTGTATCAGTATAAGTTGCAGCAGCAGACCTAAATCCCAAGTTACCCATTGTTGCAGCTACATTGACGATACCAGATGCTGCGCCAGATGCGGTATGACTGTTTGAAGTTATTGTTCCATTGGCTACAGTAGTTGTGATATTACCGGCTACATTAACACCAGTGCCAGTAATAGTTAATGTTGTGTTACCTACTGCTGCAATGGTTACATTTCCATTAACGGCAGCAATTCTAACATTAGAGGTACCATTTGCCAATGTACCAAAAATATTGCCAGCAGTTAAGTTACCAGTACCGGTGTTCAATGTACCTGCTACATTAACACCAGTGCCAGTAATAGTTAATGTTGTGTTACCTACTGCTGCTATGGTAACATTTCCGTTAGCTGTGGCAAGTCTAACATTAGAGTTACCATTTGCCAATGTACCAATGATGTTACCACCAAAGAAACTGTTACCTGAACCAACAAACATTGCGAATGAGTTAGTTACTGTGGCATTAGTGCTTGCTGTTGGGTTAGATTGAATATAGAACGTAGCTAAGTTTGTGTATGTCTTTGCGTTAGTTCCACCAGTGATAGTTGGGGTTGCGATAGCATGAATTGCTGCATTAGCCTGGGTACCAGTGACTGCTGTATCAGTATAAGTTGCTGCTATAGTTCTTAAGCCTAAGTTACCTGCAATTGTAGCTACATTAGGTACGCCGCTGGCCGCACCGTTGACTGTAAATGCATTTGCTGCCATGAAGTTAGCAGTAATCAAGGTAGCACCAGTTAAATTGCCACCTGTTCCTGGACCAATAGTGACATTTCCTGTGGCAGTTAATGTACCGGCTACATTAACACCTGTACCCGTAACTACGACTATGTTTGCATTCCCAACTGCTGATAGGGTTATATTTCCATTAGCTGCCGTAATACTTACATTGCTATTTCCGTTACTGATATTTGAACTACTACCACCTGCGATCCCAGTCAATGCGGACCCGTTACCTAAGAAATATGAGGCTGTTACGTTTGCGCTGAAATTTCCAGTATTAGCACCAATTACATTACCACCGGTTAAGTTGCCACCTGTTGCTGACCCAAGGACAAAACCCCCCGTAGCATTTAATGTCCCGGTTACGTTAGCACCTGTTCCCGTAACAACTAATACGTTTGCATTACCAACTGCTGAGATATTTACATTTCCATTAACTACTGGAATACTTATATTAGATGTACCATTTGAAACACCTCCGCCACCTGCGATCCCAGTCAATGCGGACCCGTTACCTAAGAAATATAAAGCTGTTACATTCGCACTGAAATTGCCAGTATTAGCATCAATTACGTTAGCACCGGTTAAATTACCACCTGATGCTGAACCAACAATAAGGGAGCCGGTTGTATTTAATGTCCCGGCTACGTTAGCACCTGTTCCCGTAACAACTAATATGTTTGGGTTACCAACTGCTGAGATATTTACATTTCCATTCGCTGTTGGAATACTTACATTGCTATTGCCATTAAAGATAGTGTTACTGCTGACTGAAATGCCAGTCAATGCGGACCCGTTACCTAAGAAATATAAAGCTGTTACATTCGCACTGAAATTGCCAGTATTAGCATCAATTACGTTAGCACCGGTTAAATTACCACCTGTTGCTGAACCAACAATAAGGGAGCCGGTTGTATTTAATGTCCCGGCTACGTTAGCACCAGTGCCAGTAATTGTCATTGTTGTGTTACCAACTGCTGCAATAGTTACATTTCCATTAGTGGTAGCAATTCTTACATTAGAGTTACCATTTGCAAGTGTACCAATTAAATTACCTGCGGTTACATTCGCACTGAAATTACCAGTATTAGCACTAATTACGTTAGCACCGGTTAAATTACCACCTGATGCTGAACCAATAGCAAGTGGGCCGGTGGTATTTAATGTACCGGCTACGTTAACCCCAGTGCCAGTAATTGTCATTGTTGTGTTGCCCACTGCTGCAATAGTTACATTTCCATCTGCTGCTGGAATACTTACGTTGCTATTGCCATTAAAGATAGTGTTACTGCTGACTGAAATGCCAGTCAATGCGGACCCGTTACCTAAGAAATATAAAGCTGTTACATTCGCACTGAAATTGCCAGTATTAGCACTAATTACGTTAGCACCGGTTAAATTACCACCTGATGCTGCACCAATAGCAAGGGGGCCGGTGGTATTTAATGTACCGGCTACATTAACCCCAGTGCCAGTGACCACTAATATGTTTGCGTTACCAACTGCACTGATATTTACATTTCCATCTGCTGCTGGAATATTTACGTTAGAGTTACCATTTGAAACACCGGCAGTTGAAATACCAGTTAATGCTGACCCGTTGCCAATGAAGAAGTTGGCAGTAATGTTACTTGTACCAGTGTCCAATGTACCGGCTACATTTACTCCAGTGCCAGTAATTGTCACTGTTGTATTACCCACTGCCGCTATGGTTACATTTCCATCTGCTGTTGGAATACTTACATTAGAGTTACCGTTAAAAATACTATTAGCCGAGAGACCAGTTAATGCCGACCCGTTACCAATAAAGAAGTTGGCAGTAATGTTACTTGTACCAGTGTCCAATGTACCGGCTACATTTACTCCAGTGCCAGTAATTGTCACTGTTGTATTACCCACTGCCGCTATAGTTACATTTCCATCAGCTACCGGAATGCTTACGTTGCTATTTCCATTAAAAATACTATTAGCTGAGAGACCAGTTAATGCTGACCCGTTACCAATAAAGAAAGTAGCACTTGCGTTACCAATAACCGCTAATACACTGGATGTTTTATCAAATGTTAAATTAGCACTACCATTAGCAACGCCACCGTCATTGAATATAACCTGTGTATCACTCCCTGCTACCGGGCCAGTTGCACCAGTAGCACCAGTTGTTCCTTGTATACCAGTAGCACCGGTCGCCCCGGTCGCCCCGGTCGCACCTGCACCGGTTGAACCCTGTGCACCGGTTGCGCCTGTTGCGCCTGTCGCGCCTGTCGCGCCTGTCGCGCCTGAGCCAGTTGAACCCTGTGCACCAGTAGCACCAGTTGTACCAGTAAAACCAGTTGGTCCTGATAAATTAACCGACCACGCAGAATAAGTTCCGGATCCTAGAGTAGAAAGGACATTTACAACCATTGCTCCGGTAATTGCATTATATGACGTTACCGTACCAAGCATATAGTTAGTAGGGGTATTTTGAATTACGACAGTTTGAGCCGGACTAAATGTTAAATTTGGATCAATAAGTAATGATTTGCTTCCTACCGAAATAGTTAATGTAGACAGACTGTTAGAGAAAAATTTGTCACTCAACCCAGTTGCGCCAGTAGCACCTGTTGCACCTGTAGTTCCAAGTAAACCTGTTGCGCCAGTAGCACCTGTTGTAACAGAATTGGTCAAGTTAACATACCACACACTAAAAGTACCAGTACCTGTTGTAGCATTAATATTAACAACCATTGCTCCGGTAATTGGATCATAACTAATAAGTGGTCCAGTCATGAAATGAGCATTGGAATTTGAAATAATAACACTCTGACCCGGAGAATACGCTAATCCTGTCCCAACTGTTAATGATTTGCTTCCTACATTAATTGTCAAAGAAGTTGAACTTGTTGTATAATATCTATCACCTACTCCAGTAGACCCGGTAGCACCGGTGGCACCTGACCCGGTAGCACCAGTTGCTCCTGTAGCACCGGTAGCACCAGTAGCACCAGTCGTTCCCCTAGCACCCGTTGCACCCGTTGAACCGATAGCACCTGTTGCTCCAATTGTGCCGGTTGCACCAGTTGTTCCTTGTATACCAGTAGCACCGGTCGCACCGGTCGCACCGGTTGCTCCAATTGTGCCGGTTGCACCAGTTGCACCAGTTGCGCCAGTAGCGCCGGTTGCACCAGTAGCTCCAGTAGCACCTGTTGCACCAGTAGTTCCTGTTGTTCCTCCTGCTACTGCTGCCCATCCTGAAACTGCGCTGTTAAATGTTAACGTTGCAGTATTACTATCATTATAAAAAATTGTGGGGAAATCAGGATTTCCCAAATAACTATATCCATTTGCAGCGATAGGTGCAATATTTAAATATTGAATGCTTAAATTATGATTAATCGTCCAAATTGTAGCTGCCGATGACTGCGTATGAATAAATGTTCCACCTGGACCGAAAGGACCAGTCGCTCCCTGAGCACCAGTAGCACCGAAAGCACCAGTAGCACCAGAAGCACCAATGGCACCTGTTGCACCTGTTGCACCGAAAGCGCCGGTAGCACCGGTAAATCCGGTAGCACCAGTAGCACCAGTAGCACCAGTAGCACCAGTAGCACCCACTTGACCTTCTCCTGGTATAATCCAGGATAACTCACCGACGCCGTTAGTGGTTATAAACTGACCAAAATAACCTCCTCCAATATGCACATTGCTAATGTGGTTTAGATTTGATGAACCTGTTGCAGAAAAATTATTTGTGGAAATATCACCATTCGCTAATATAATATTAGCAGGTGTCTCGCCTACTGAAAAGCCTTCTATTGAATTTAACGATTTACTTGCCATATTTAAATTATCCTAGCTTGAGTTACCCAAACTGTACTATTACTACTTGCTGGTGTTACTTGCAATCGTATATCGCTACCCACCACATTAACTGCCAAATTTCCTGTATAACCACCTATTTGTACAGTTCCATATACTGAATAATCAACAGTCGTGCCGTTAGTAACTGCCGATACTGTTGCAACACTGTATTTACCCCCTGAATCAATTGCTTTAACTAAAAATTCCGCCCCTGTTACGCCAGAAACAAGTAAACTAGCAATAGTCTGATTAGCTGTAACACTTGTTGTTGTTACATTACCGTAAGTTATTTGTGTTAGTACACCAATTTTAACTGTATTTCCGACATTTGCAGTTTTTACATCTATAAATCCATTTCCAACATTGCCGCCAATTTTGGTGACGCTTGAACCAATTGTCAATACTTCAGTTGTATCATTATATGTAAAGGTAGCATTACCAACTAATGTTTTCGTAGAATTAGCATAAACAACTTGTGTACTTGATAAGCTGGAGATTTTAACGTTATCAACATTTGCAGTTCCTGTCTGTATGTAGGCGCCACCAACGGCAAGACTGTTTCCAGCAATTCGTGTGGTTGCAATGTCCAATATGTCATTTACATAATCAAATGTAAATT